ACTCCAGTGGTTCCTGACCCAGAAACGCTATCTACCTTTAAAAATGTGCCTGCTGTTATATTTCCAGTAGGAAATTTTATTTCATAAGACTGTCCAGCACTATGTGGGGGTGAGGTTAGCTTAATCCCATGCGAATTAGATTCACAATTGAGCTGAATCTGACCTGGGTTTGTTGCACCCATGACCTCGATATTACCGGTTGCTTTTGGTCTTAATTTTAGACTGATATTAGTATCATCACCAACGGCTCCTACCTGTGGACCACTTCCTGTTGCAGCGTTTGTTACATCTACATGATTTACCGCAGAGGAGGTTGTTTCAAAAATTAATTGTTCTGCTCCGTTTTCATCTCTGATACCGTGGGCATCATCGAAATCTATCATGAAAGAATTAGTGTCTAGGTTACCACCTAATTGTGGTGATGTGTCCGATACAATCGAAGATAATCCAAAAGATATATCAACGATGTCTGGATTAGTGCTATCATTAGCTTTTGCAACAACTAATTTATCACCTTTATCTGTAGCAGAAAATGTAACTGTTCCACCACTACCCGATACGTATTTAAATTGAACTGTGTAAGCACCTGATGTTGAATTTCTTAAAATGTAAAAAGTCTCAACGTCTAAAGGTATTGTTACAATTTGATTTCCTGTAATTGAACCTGTGAACTCAATCATTCTGTGTTGAGCCGTTCCAGTTGTATTTCCATCAACAACAGTTAAAGCTGTGGTTTGTGCTCCACCTGCTATCGATTGAGAATTAAAACCACCAAATAGTTGTGAAATAAGACTTAAATTAGTATTAGTTTTATCACCCCATGTACCGGCGTTTTCACCAGTTGCTTGAAGTTCAACACCTAAAGGTGTAAATGTTGATGCCATAAATTATCTCCTATGCAGCGTCACTATAACTTGTATTTGATCCAGTTGCAACATCCGAATATGTGCCATTCGAACCCGTCGAAACATTGTTATATGATGTATTTGAACCAGTGTCAACATCACCATATGCAAAGATATCTACAGCACCTATTCTAGACGTTATTGATAAACCATCTAATCCAACAATAATATCAGTTAGTGATACGGATCCAATACTAGCACTAAAAGATTGACCTGTTAATCCTAGACCTTCTTCTATTGTTAAAGATCCTACGCTTGCCGTGGCTGATAATCCTGTTGGTTGAGCAACAGCTCCACCTAATCCTATGATAGTTCCCTGAGCAAATGTAGCCTCTAATCCAGATGGCTGAACCACATCGTTTGGTATTGTTACACTACCAATACTAGCGCTGAAAGATATTCCAGTTAAATCTGCCTCTTGAGAAGAGGTTCCTGTAGCTGTCCCCTGTTCTGATGTAATTGATAGACCAGATAATATCGCCGTCTCATTTGGTGCCTTCGCTGTTCCTTGACTTAAAGTTGACTCTTGACCTGTCAGACCAATAGTCATGTCGTTAACCTCTACATTTGAAGTAGCAAAAGTAGCCTGTTGACCTGTTAGACCAACCTGCATATCAACCACGGACACTGAACCGATTGAGAATGTTGCTGATATTCCTTCAACGATGACAGGAACAAAAGCCTCGCCTTGAGAGGATGTAATTTCTTGACCTGTTAATGTAAGAACAACATCAGGTACATCAACTGTTCCTATATTAGATGTAATTGAAAAACCAGTTGGGAATATTGTTTGATCTTTTAATTCACCCCACTCACCATCATTCCAAGCTTGCGCGCCCCAACCTGTTTTTAAGGTTGTATCCTCGTCCCAATAAGCCTGTCCCCAGGTAAATCGGCCCCATCCTGAGTTTACCGACATGGTCGGCCTCCTATGCTAATCTGATTATTGCTGAAGAAGAATCGTTTGTAGGAAACTCGATTTTAAAAGTTCCATTACTAGCTGTCTTGTCACCACCAAATGCAATAACACAAACTGCATCAGTTGTTCCTGATCCACCATTTGTTGTTGTATTATATATTAATGCACCGTTTGCAGTAAAAGAAGCAGATGAAAAAGTTACATCACTAAAATCTGTGAACGCAGTCGTGCTAGTTAATCCAACTCCAGTATTAGTTAAAGTTGCACCACCTGCGCTGTATGCAGATCCAGATGTATTAGTTATTTCGTTTGATGTTGAATAGTCAGTCGTAGCTGCACCTAAAGATGCTGAACTAGTAAATAACGCAATCTTAAAAGTGTGTCCACCAGAAGACTCAAAACTGTGTTTACCTTGTAAAAGTTCCTGTTTGAAACTTGAACATATTGCTGATGATATCGCCATAATTTATTCTCCTACGGGTTTGCTGAGTTTACCGGTA